AAGAGGGCCTCCTTACTCATAAACAAGGTAGATCGCGCCATCTTCCAATTCTGAGACACCGGCAGTCAAATCTTCTGTTCCCGAACCGATCCTGATACCACCGAGGGCATCCAAAGTGGCGGCGGGTAAACTGTATTCCTGTGCATCCGCACGCAGTGTGCCGTCCTCGTCCACCGTCAGCCCCTTGCCCACCTTGATGCCGCCCAGCTCGGCTGCAGTGGCGGCTCGATTCGGGAGATAGTTTTTTAAAAGCTCCGTGATTTCCCCATGCGTCGGATAATTCGATAAGTCGATCCGGGGCACGCTCTCGACCCAGACATTGGCACTGCCATCCCAGAGCCAGATACTGTTGGTGGAGCCGACGATGGCCCAGTCGCCCTTCGCGCCGTTCGGCACTGCAGCCGTCAGAGCTCCTTCTGTCTCAAACCAGCCTTTGTAGCCTTCCGCCACGGTGCGCACCTCATCCGCGTACTTTTTGGCGTTTGCTTCGCTGGTCTTCGCGTTTGTCTCGGAGATGGCTGCATTTGTTTCGCTGGTTTTGGCCACAGTGGCACTGTCACCGGCTTTGGTCGCAGCGCTGCTTGCCGCAGTGGCGCTGTTGCTTGCCGCAGTGGCTGAAGTGGCTGCTTTCGCCGCAGAGCTTCCGGCGTTGGTTTCGCTCGTCTTGGCAGCGGTCGCGCTCGATTGTGCGTCCGTGGCGCTGTTGTTGGCGGCAGCGGCCGAAGATGCGGCGTTGTCCTCACTGGTCTTGGCTGCTGTAGCGCTGTTTTCGGCTTTGGTCGCAGCGCTGCTTGCAGAAGATGCAGAACCTGCTGCACTGGAAGCACTCCCAGCTGCCGCGCTGGCACTCCTGGCTGCACTGGAAGCACTTTTACCGGCATCATCAGCATAGTTCGACGCAGCCGTTTTGGAGCTCTCTGCCGATTTGGCATAATCGTCCATCTGCTGCAGCACGGTCCCGGCATGAACGGTCAGTTCGTTCTTCAGCTTGCTCAGGAAGTCTACGATCTGCGGCTGGTTGCCTTCCACGTCAACTTCCAGTCCCTCCAGCACGCTTGCCGCACCAAGGGTCGTGTGATACGCCTTCTGCACCACGTCGCTGCTGTCGGTTGTGAAGCAGTTCACCACAAAGAGCACGGTGCCCTTTGTCATCACGGCATCTGCGGCCACCACCCAGATAAAGCTGAAGGTGTCCGTGTCCACGGTCTTCTCGCTTACCGTGAAGTAGTTCGCCTCACCGTCCGCATTTTGATAGTTGATCCGGATTTGGAAACTTGAGAGGTCGCTTCCGTGATAGTATCGGTTCATGCGGAAGCGTACCCGGTTCACGTCCTTGTCGCCTTCCACGCCCAGCACGACGCCCCGCTCGGGGACGGTGATGATTCGCAGATGTTCGTCAATGAGAAACGAAAGCTCGTCGTCGCTCTCGGTCGTTTCCGCCGCCAGCAGTTCGTCTACCGTCGCCATTCCATCCCCCTCTTTCAGTTTTCGTCGACGCCAAGCCCTTCCAGACTTGTTCCGGTCCCAATGGTCGTCCCGAACGCCTGTTCAATGGTGCCGTCTGTGTCCTTCTTCACACAGTACACTGTAAACCGCACTGTGCCTTTCGACGACACCACGTCTTTGCCCACCACCCAGGTGAACCGTACGGCATCCTCACTCACGGTCTTGTCGCTGGTCAGGGCAATGCCGCGTTCACCTTCAGCGTTGTCATAATGTACCTCGATGGTAAAATTCGAAAGGTCGGTTCCCCGGTAGTAGCGCGGCATCCGGAAGCGCACCAGATTCACGTCTTTGTCGCCTTCTACACCCAGCACTGTCCCGCGCTCCGGCACCGAAATGAGCCGGAAGTCCTTGTCAATGACAAAGCACAGTTCTTCTTCCTCCCGGTTCGGCTCGGCCATACTGGCCAGCACATCTTCCACACTTGCCATCACGTCACCTGCTCGATCAGTACCGGGTTTGTCTTCATGCGGGTCTTGCCGGTCTGGCCGATCAGCTGCACCTTGAAGCTCCTGCCGTCGGTCACTTCGTCCGGCACCATGCACTCAAAGTCCGCGTTCACAGCCACGGCATGTTCGTCGTTGAACACCAGCACCTTCTTCGCATAGAGCCAGTCATTGTCCGCGATCTTCAGCCGACAGCGCAGATATCCCTTGCTCCCGGAGATGATGCCGCCAAAGTCGCCGTCCTTGCGCAGGGTCTGCCCCTCGACGGTAAATGGCAAAGTTCGCATTACTTCTCCTCCTTGTCGCACATCACATACAGCCGCCATTCCAGTTCGCTGATCTGGTTCTTGACGGCCTCCATCACAGTGCTCGACTGCGGCGGGTCAAACAGCATCCGCACCTTCAGCGCCACATAGCTTTTCACTGCCTCGATGTTCGGGCAGTCGGCCATGAACTCGCTCCATGTCGCCGTCGCGTCGCCGATGGAAAACCCGCCCGCCGGGCCCACGCCCATCTGGTTCAGGATCATGAACACGCTGTTGATGTGCATGATAAGGTCCGGGTCAAACGCGGTGTACTCCTCGGTCAGACCCAGCAGCTTTTTCACGGATGTCAGAATGCTGTCCATCATTTATCTCCTTTTAGTCGTGGATGCACACGTTGTCCCACTTCTTGTAGGCGTCCAGATAGGTCTCGTCCTTGTCACCGTTGTGGGTGACCTCGTAGTACATGCCGTCTGCCACGGTGGTGCTCACCAGTGCCTTCCAGTTCTGCAGCGTCTTCGAGAACCATACCACATAAACATCGTTCAGCGTCAGCTTCTTGCCGTCCGTCACGTCCACATGCTCGTTGAAATAGTCTACCACCAACTGGCGTGCGTAGGTCATAAAATCGCTCTTGTTCATTTTGAATTTCTCCTTCTTGCTGTGTTCTTCCTTCTACGTTATACTAAAGCGCAGAAAGGAAGTGTTATCATGGAAATCGTTTCGATTGTCATCAGCATTCTCAGTCTCGGGTTGTCGATTACCCTTGCAGTCAGAACCTATTTGAAAGAACGTGAATCCTATTCTGCTGACGTTATAGACTATCGCAGCTTTCAAACCGAATCCCAGTTTTTATTCTGTTTTAGCAATACTTAGGCTTGTCCACTCACAATTATCGACATCAAGTATGACGGAATCGTCTGCTTGCTCGAGCCCAAAGCGATCGAAACCAGGCGCGGAGTCCCGGTGCGGATGACCGCTGAGTTTCCTCTTTGCATTCCTGCTCATGGAGCGCAGTATGCATACGTTCTTTTTCCCGGTGCAGGAGTTCCGCATATGCAGCTAACTCCCGGAACAGTCGTGAACTTTCAAATTCAGACCACTCAGAGCCTTTCACAAAGAACCATAATTCTTTCACATACGGGGTATTATCTGCATAAAGAGTTGTACCAGTGAGCTCAAATTTCTTGGCAAGGCGCTTTTTCAATCCGAGTTTCTTGAACGCTTTCCACTCATCGGAAGACATCCAGAAACTGACATAACAGCCTTCTTCTCCAAAAGCAGGTTCAATTTTCAGACCCGGATAAACGGCATTATTCTTCATGATCCATCACATTTCCTGCCGCAATGGCTGCATTTGCCCAGAACAGCGCTTCGTCCAGTTTTGTCAGAGCAAGGCTGCGCTCCCTGCTCGGCGTGATACACCGCACCATGCGTTCTGCTTCCAGCATCTTTATCCGCAGGTTTGTGCTGTGGGCTGCTTCTTCCACGTTAAATTTTCGTACAGGGTACATCTCATTTCCTCCATGGACACGTGTCGCCCGGTCTTCGTTCCGTATACACGGGCTTCAGGATCGTGTCGTCCCCGTAGTGGATGGCCTTGTGTGTCCTGTCGCTCACGCAGATCACGTTCTCCGGGTCAAGCAATGCATCCGTGTGCCCGATCACATCCTCTTTCGTCAGCGGGTTCAGATGGTGGATAATAATGCGCGGCCGGATGGGTTTGCCGTTTCGTATCGCCCAGTCCGTGATCTCGTGGTCAGGACAGCCAAGGTCGCATCCCGCATCCCGTACAATGATCCTGTCCCGGAACTGCCGCCATTCTCTCGACTGATAGAAGTCCTGATTCAGATACCGGTCAAACCCGAACGTGTCGTAGCCAACAGTCCCATGTAGTTGCAAGTAATGGAACCGGTCTTCAAAAGTCGCATACTGGCAAAGCTCAGAGTATGTCTTCCTGCTCATCCGCTCAGTACCCCACGTACCAGCAGACCATAGCAAATGCCGTACAGATCATCGAAAGACAGATCAGTTTGCCATGCAGGTTCTCAAGGCCTTCCGCTTCGTCATGGCATGCACACGCAAATGTAAAGATCAGTGTACACCAGCATCCGAACCCGCCGATCCGCTTATCAATGATCCTTGGGAGTCCAACCGCGATGGCCGTCAGAAGCGACAGAATACTCGGAGGCAGATACCACCAGTACCGCTTGCTTGTTGGTTGTTCTCGGTCCGTAAGAATACACGCCAGCTGAAGCCACGGCAGTGCTGCCATCAGCCAAAAGCAAACTTTCTCAAGTCCAGTCATTGCCGTCGTCCTCCTCGTCCTGTCCGTTATACACCCGCATGGCCTTGATGGCTTCGGCATATATTTCTTCGGTGTTCTTCGCCGCCTGCAGCGCTTCGGTCTTTGCCCGTAGAAGTTTGTTTTCTTCTTCCAGCTTCTCTTTCTCCAGTTCTGACTTAAACGTGGCCAGTTTAAGGAAATGAGTCGTTTCAGCTGAGGAAGCAGTGCCTTCCCGCAGCCGCTTTTCAACCAGATCCATTGCCAGAGAGATCATCTGGTTCTCTCTCGCCTCCGGAGACAATGCCGGCCGCATTCCGACATCCTCGCCAGATGAGACCTTTCTTGTCTTCATGCGTTTTCATTCCTTTCGGGCGGATCCGTGTTACCGGGTAACCGCCTCATATGTTTTCTCGAAGATATCAGGCTTACAGGGATAAATTTCACCCTTGATTCCCTGGATCACATAGTCGCCATAATTCGCATGATGCCAGCCTTCAAGCGTTTTAATGTCGGCATTCGTATCATGTGCGTGATAAAAGCCGGAACTCTGTCCGTGCAGAATGATGTCATTCTTCGCAACGGCATCCGTGAACCAGTCCGGCATATTGTCGATGCCGAGCTGAAATGCCTCGATCACAACAGGCTTCTTTCGAAATTTCATCGTCATCCTCTTTTCGAGTTTTGTCTTTTTATTCTCTTTCGTACGGGTTTATCGTCACTTCTATTAACTTTCGTGCCGCTTTTGAGCACTTTGCGTTGACTTTGAACGACTTTTGCAATACTTTTCTGCACTTTTAGCTTTTGTAAAGGCTTATGGGAGCTGTTAGAGAGAATGTTTTCATGAAGGTAAAGGAGAAATCATGATGCCGTAAAACCCAAAAAGCGAGCCATTTGAAAGGAGGTGTCAGAACACTATCCCATAAGCCCTTACAAAAGCTCTGATTGTTTTGGCAATCAGAGCAGAAAATCCAATACCCGGCTCTGTCTACACCCAAAGCCCAAATATCAATTTTACCTCCGGGGAAATATCAAAGACCGGCGCGATTTAGGGAGGGGGGTGGATTTTTCAGACCCCTCCCCCTGTCTAAACGTTCTGTTTAAGCAGCGTTGTCACCGTTTTCACTGTCGGGAAGGGTCTTTTTGACCTTCCGGTACAGGTTCAAAGGATCAGCTTTGATAATTTGATCGATTGCCTGCTCAATTTCATAAGCATTTTCGTTATCAGACAGCTGATCCGAGGTGTACGCGAGCCGCGCAAGGAGCCCGCAGGAGTTGTAGCCGTGGTCACAGTCAAAATGATACCACTGATCGAACTGGTCGTGCGGATCATAAGGATTATCGACCGTAGTAATGAAACAACGAACCATAATTTTTTCTTCCTTTCGACCTTATTTGTTCAGAGCATCGTAAATCGTGGACTTCGGAACGCCACAAGCTTCGGCAATTTGCTCATAGGTGTATCCACCAGTGAGCATTGCTTTTGCTTTACTGAGTTTTGCAGACGAAAGCTTTGCAGTTGCTTTTGGCATTGCGCGCTTAACGATTTCAGTTGAATCAGAAGAATTCAAGAACTTTGTCAGTAGCGAATCAGAAATTGCGTGCTTCTGAACAGCTTCCCATTCGCGGTCGCTGAAGACGATCTTGGTCTTACTACTGTTAGCCCCAACCTGTTCACGGGCGCGCTGCATCTCGACACTTGAGATCTTCTTGATTTCTTTCTTATCGTCCTTATTGTTGTAGTCCAGACCGCGAGCTTCGACAATTGCCTTGATTTTGGAGTTTGCGATGATCATGGCACGGCGCTCTTTCGGCTTATTGGCCAGAACAGCCTGATACTTCTCGTTCAGAGATGCCACTTCAGCTGCATACTCCTTGGCTGCTGCCGGGTCACGCTGGATACCCTTCATGTTGACGGATTCCTTGCGTGCCTTGTTGGCCATTGCCTTCAGAGAATTGGAGAAGGTCGCATACAGTTCTTCCTGGGGCGTACCCGAAGACAAGGGACGAACGTCGTCCATCAGCGAGATGCGGCTGACTTCTGTCTCTGCAATGCGCTGCTTGCCATTCTTGTCGGGGTAGGTTCGCCCGCTCTCCTTATAGATAGGTTTGCCTGTCTCTTTGTCGATACGAACGCTGCCGCGACGTTCAGGAATGCGGACGGTCTGCTTACGACGAGACAACAGGGTGGATGCGCCACCATACTTCTCGGTGCCGTCTTCCTCAGTACGAATCTGGTACTTGCGCTTCAGCTCCAGGATGCCATTCTCTTTCTCGGAGCGCTTGTAATCCAGTTTGTGCTTCTCGGCATCGATGACGACCATGGAGTGACGCACCGCACGTTCCAGATCTTCAGGCGGTGCTCCACGCAGGGTCATGTCGGTGATGAGGTTGGAGATGATGCCCATCTCTTTCTGCTTCTCATCCTTCTTCATCAGACGCACGTTGTTGGGATTGCCTTCAGGAACAGCATAAGAAGTCTTCGGGTCAAAGCCCTTCAAGCCGGGCAGCGGATCGGTGGAGTTGATGCGCACCTTATCGCTCATTGGGATAGCCATAACGGTGTCGCCGTCGAAGTCTGCACCCGACAGGCGTTCAGCAACCTTGGAACTGATACCGATTGCATCGCGGACATTACCGAGATTTGCTTTGCCACTGGCATTCTTGTTGTTGACAGTGACAATCGGAATCTCAAAGGTACCTGCATGAGGATAGCGAACCAACGCAAGCTGGGTACCATTCTCATATGTAGGGCAGTAAGCTTCAGTCTCCTTGATCTTGTCCAGAGGAAGGATGACTTTCGTTGCCTGACCGGGAAATGCCGATGCCTTCAGCGTCATGGATGTGCCATCGCACTTCTCCGCGAAGTCCATCAGCATCTTTTTCTTGACGGTCGGGTTCGTGTAGTGCATGATCTCGTCGTACTCAGCCTTATAATCGGCCATGGTGAGATCAAGCTGCTTCTTAATCAGCGGCAGGGGCTGCTTAGAAAGGAACTGAGATGAAACGCTCTTGGACATATCGTCCCAGTCGCCTTCCCACTTCAGTTTGTTGATGGGAGAAAGATGCTCTTTACCATCTTTGCCAACATAAGTGCTCTGACCTTCAGCAGTAATGGCTGCGCCAAACGGATTGCCCGGGTCGTTCTTGATTTCCTTGAAGACCTTCATCTTAGGCGTACCAGAAGGTTTGTTCGTGTTGAACACAATGTCCACACCATCCGGCATATTGTCGGAATACATGGCCATGCCCTTCAGATAGTGGCTGTTGTCCACCATGATACGAACCTGAGCATAATGGGAATTGCCCAAATCCAGATCAGGCACACCACGGCGAATCTCCATGACGCCGTCCTTTGCAAGACCGCCTTCATCGCCATAGCGAACGGCAACACGCTTTGAGTCTAAACTCGAAGGAGGCTGCAACTGGCGAAATGAACTGCCACCATCATCAGAATGATAGTCGCCCAGAGACTGAATATCACCCTGATGCTTATAGGCATAACTCTGGTCATATTCCGGCTTTGCCAGAACAGTGATGTTGGTCTGCTGACGGAAGTTGGTGGGCTGCTTGATGCCGACGCCATAGCGCTTGTAGCCATGCTCTGCTTCCAGAATATAAATGGCTTCATCCATCTTACCTTCCGATACACCGAGAACCAGATTTGTGCCTTCTGACACATCAACCATGCCCTTCTTGTCTACTTCCTTCTTCAAGGTTTCAGCAATCTTCTCGGCTTGATCTTTCTTGGTGCCGACACCGTTCTTATACATAGAGCGAACGGTGGATTCCGGAAGGCCGAGCTTCTGGCCGATCTCAGTCCAGCCCATGTCAGGGTTTTCCTTCTTCAGCTTCTGGATGTCGTCCCACTGCTGCGCCTTGCGGTCATGACCAGCTTTGGTTTTGGCAACACGGAACTCTGTGGCTCCGAGCTTATAATCGTCGGGCAGGGTGCTGTTGATAGCATCGAGGATTTCGCCTTCCGCCATACCTTTATTCTTCAGCTGATCTACGCGAGACAGGAAGTCGCCAGAATGCTGATACGGGGTCTCACCGCTGCCCCACGGATAGCGGCCGGAATGACGTTTTGTGCCATAATGCTCCAGTGTATCGCCTTCGCCGCCATACTCGATGCCAAAGTAGTTCTTCAAATCTTTCTCAACCGGGTTCATCATATCAGCACACTCCCATTCTCAGCTTTGCAATGATCGGATCAAACTCACGAATTTTGTCCATAATCGGATTGATGTCATCAGGGCCAGGATTCGCGATGAGAATATCATCGGACTGGTAGATGCGGTTCTCGATCTGGATTTTCTCGGGCTTGATTCGATATTCGAGGCAGAACAGTGCGTCATAAATCAGCAGTTGTTCCATGTGCGCCGGAATCATTCCGGTCTTGAGATCGTGGATACGAAGAATATCATCTCGGAAGCAGATGGAGTCTGCCGTTCCGAAACAGTTGTCAGAATAATAGAGAACCTGCTCAGGCGTCATACGGAAGCCAATAGCATCGTTGACGTAATTATTCAGGGTTTTCTTTGAACGGGGAAGCTTTTGGCCAAGTTCGATGCACTTTGCTGCGAACTCGTGCAGTTCGGTGCCTTTCTGTGTGGCCATAAAGTTCGTATAGACAACGGCAAGTTTGTCGGGATCATAATTGATCCAGCTATACTTACTAGCGCTGAGAAAAGCGTGCTGTCCTCTCAGACGCGAATGATCGTTGAAGGTCATTCAGAATCTCCTCCTTATTTTCCGGGTAAATGAACGCCGCATAGCTCATCTGATTCATCAGGTTCACATAGTAATCCTGATTCGGCCGATGCGGGGCATTCGCAGTGCGCTTACCTTCGAGTGCTGCCCACCTGTCACGATACAAAACCAAGAGATCAGGCATTCCCTGAATCTCGGTCGGATCAATGTGCAGGACGATACAGCCCGGAAAGCGCTCTTTGAGTTCTCTTACCAGGTTTGTTTTGAATCGGTTTTCCAGCATAAAAATCTCCTCCAAAAAGAAAGAGGAGTAGCACGTTTGGGACGCACTCTCTCCTCTCCATAAAAGGGGCAGTATTTTTCACGCGGGTCAAAACAGCCCAAAACGGGTATAAACAGATAAAAACGGAAATTTGGGCTGTAAAAGAAAAAGACCTCGGATTTTTCCAAGGTCTTCGTTCTAAAATATCATTCGGGTCGATGCTGATAGAAGAATAAGTACCAGTCGGGCACTCCGGCTTCCAGCATTCGCCCATCGTCGTACTCAAACTTTCCGTAGTCTTCGCTAAGTTCGAGGTTTGATGTCTCATACTCATCCAAGCTTATCGGATGATTGATCTCATCTTCCGTCTTTGTAATGTCACACGCCCGGCAGGTCCAGTAACCCTGCACGTCTTCGGTCATTGGCCGACCGCATTCGCACACAGGAATCTTCGTATGCAATTCTACGAATTCGTTTGCATAGCAGGTCACAGGATTTCCGGCAGCGTCCGTAGCGGTCCATTCTTCAAAGCCATCGTCGTTGATAAAGCGGTTCATATAAGCCATCTTTATTACCTCATAAGCATCTAATCGGTGTGTACAACGGTCGTCTCGAGTATACAACGCTGGTCGGGTTCTTACAAGTTTTTCGCCTTGAACTTTTCGTAAATTTTGGCTCTGCCCACTTGCCCACTTTTTTCTCTTAACTATATATAATATTTTTATTTTTTATAGTGTAAATAGAAATAAAAGTGGGTTTTTGGGCAGAAAGGCATTTTTCTTCAAAAATATAGCGTATTTACGCAATATTTTGTTTAAAAATCGTGCCCACTTTTGATTTTAAAAGTGGGCAGAAAGTGGGCAAATGGCCAGAAATTGTGAAAGTTTTGTTAACAAAATGCCCGATTTTCTAACCTAGAATAGAATTTCACGCTTCTGACACGACTTTACCCAGAAAAAAGTGGGCACGAATTTCAAAAGTGGGCAAAGAAAAAAGACGTCGAACAATTCGCTGACGCCTCTTTTCAGCTAAATTCTAGCTGCTGTCAATGCCAATTTTCATCAGTTCATCATCTCCTCTTCTTCAATTTGATTCAAATATTCGGCCGCCGCATAAATGAAATCTTTCGGCGAAGGCGGTCTATTCAAGGGTCTGCCCATCACTTTTTCCATGACATGACACTGCTCACGCCATGCGATGCCAACCGCTCTGCGAATATCATCGTCAAGACGTTTCCTATCTCGTCCGTATTTGCCGCTAAGGTAGTCATAGCATCCGATCAGCCCTCCCGAATGCTGCCCCTCTGCTGCATCAATTGCGTCACCAAGCATATTGAAGCCAATCAACCACGGCCCAATGTTGAGTGATCTCAGAAAATCGCGTGTCCGAGCTCTCATTCGATCACCTCCTTTCAAAGTCGCACCGTAAATGCCATAAAAATCCCGCATCCCAGAACAAGGAAACTCTTTAGAATATCTTTCCCAGGCACAGTCACATGCACGATTTTACCCTCTCGTCTAGTGCGGACGCCAATCTTAAAGCCACTCATAAATGCGTGCGCGTACAGGCAGCACATCAAAGCGGCAAGCAGAAATCTTATCATGAACTCACTTCCACTTCTTTGCTGATTTTTACAAGCTTAATGGCAAGCCGCAGAAGAAGCATCTGGATTTCCTGGGCGTTCTTGAGCGTTGCCGAAATATCCTGCGTTGACGAATGACTTTTTACTTTCAAGGACACATAGGTATTCGGGTCAAACGTTTCTGCATAGCTTACCAGCATATCCACAAAGTCCTCGCCATTAAGATTGATCATAAACGTTCCTGTTGAGGTAGAATGGTAAAGATTTACACCGGCTTTAGTTCGGAACATTCCAAAACCGAACTCATCAAGTGCGGCAATATATCTTTCACCAATTTCTTTCATGCTTACTTCACCGTGCTCCCTTTTTCTGTCTGTTCATCATTCGGCCAGTACGTGTAAATATCATCGAACACCACCGGGATCTTGCTCTGCAGTTCCTTCAGCAGCGGACACATGAGTTCGCGCATCTGCGGGTGAGCTGCAACAGGAGTACGCAGTTTGAAAATGTTGCGCCACTCACGGTAGTTTGCAGTGACCACGATCTCGGTCTTCAGGCTCAAAGGTAGCACACAGCGAGCCTGCTCAGGGCGCATACCGTTGGCAATCATGAGTTTATAGTCCTTTTCAGCGTAGGTCATGGCCTCCAGGAACGAACTCTTGATCGTAACCTCGCTGTCGTTCAGGTTGCAATACTGCTCACCACGAATATAATGCGGCCAAATGAACGTCAGCTCCCCGCCAAACTTCTCCTTCGAGTAGTTGCAGTAGCGTGTTGACTCCTGCGCAAAGCTCGCAATGCGGTGCCGCACCAGCTCATTCGCCACACCACGGTCGCACGTAAACAGCACGCTCAACTGAGAATGCTCCAGCATAGCCTCATGCCCCTGCTTCACCAGAAAACCCACCAACTTCTTCGCCGACTCACCATCCGGCGTGATCTTGTCCTCGCTCTTGTAGCAGACTCGCGCAACCCGCTCAATCTGCTGTAGCTCCTTAATGCCTCCCTCAGAAATATCAGTGAGGATTTCGTACTTAGGTTCAACGATTTTCATAAAATGTTTACCTCCACAATATTGTTTGTATCGTTCAAATTCAGGCCATCTCCCCTGACTTAACTTCACGGACTACCCGGTCAAACTCTTTGATCTTTTCGATAATCGAATCGATGTCCTCAAAAGTAGGGTTGGCGATCAAAACATCATCGTTCTGGTAGATGCGGTTTTCGATTTGAATATCGCACGGCTTGATACCATGTTTCAAACAGAAAAGTGCATCATAAATGAGAAGTTGCTTCATATCTGACGGTTCATGCTTGGTTCTCAGAGCATGGATGCGTAGAAAGTTGTTTGTGAAGTCGATTGCATCAGCCACACCATAGCAGTTCTCGGAATAATAAAGACCCACCTCAGGTATCATGTGAAAATCAATCGCGTCATTGATATAAGCGTTGAGTGTCTTCTTGCTCTGAGGGAACTTTCGTCCAACTCTAATACTTCTCGCCGCATATGCGTGCGGATTCTTGATGCTGCTCTCAGGTTCAACGATTTTCATAATTAAATCTCCTTTTCATCAGTGAATCCACTATTTCGAGCTGACTGAGGCTCTTTCCGTTGCCCCTTTGTGGAACTATGTATCCGAGATGAACCATTTGTTTATGGTCGCAGGATTTCACTTTGGGACACTGCTGGCATTTTGGAGCAAGAATTGTAATCGTTCCAAAGTCATCGTTCATACGCTACCCTCTTTCTTCAACTTACACTCCCAGTCCCCGCAGGCGTATTTCTTGGCAAATTTCATACCCTTTTCAATAGCCTCCTGCTTGTCGGTCGCCCTGACTTCAAAGCTCTGATAGCCGCCACCGTTGTCTGTGCAGGTGAAGATAAAGGTGTGTTTCATAAGAAATCCTCCACAATAGCTTGCACGAACATATCAATGACTTCATTCAGAAAAGCAACCAAACGATACGGCCAAGGTCTTTTCTTCTCATGCCGAGGGACATGATTCAAAGTTTCTGTCTGGCCATATCGAATATTTCCTACTGCCTCTTCCATATCGGACAGTGAATGATTAGTATTCGAGCACCAAAGTCGTGCATCTGGTAAAGTAATGTCTCCATTCGCTAACAGCCAGGCAACATCATCTATCGATGTGAAATTTCCAACCTGAACCACGCACGCGTGCTCAAGATCGTATGTAGTAAGGGTATTCCGAATCTGTTCGCGCACCATATCATCAATAGGCCGGCCATTCGCGTAGATGATTTCAGCGTCATTATCAGAAAAGTCGTGTACCATATTACCCCACTTTCGGATAGCTTCTGCCGCTTCTTCATATGACACCCTTCCGTCGTCCATATCATTCTCGCCTCACAGCAAAATCCTAAACCAGATAAAACACAGCAACTTAAGCGTGAATGCCACAATGACAGCCCAAGCACATGCCAAAATGGTCACTGCAAACACCCTGCCAAAGAACACACCGAGCTTATGCCAAATATCATTGCTCATCGTTATTCATCTCCCCTAAATTCTTTTAGAATTTTCTTCCATTCAGTCTTCAACAGTGTTCTTAATTGATTTAAAGAAAGTTCATTTGCAACATAGTAGTACATTATCCATTCTCTAAATTTTTCCTTCTCGGTCACACTATGCTCTTGCAAAAAATCATTTATTATCTGATCATACAGTCCGCTCACCTCACGCACCTCCTCACAGCATCCACCCGGCACTCCGCAGCGTTCAACTCAAAAATAGCCGCGTCCACAAATTCCGGGTCACAGTGCTCGAAGTGGTTCCGAGCCACCTCCAAGGCCAGCAAAGCCTCCCGCAGGGTGTTAACCGTCGTCGGGATCGGCTCCATACAGAATATCTTTTTGACATACTCAGCGATTTTTCGCAGCATTTCTACACCTCCACATCTTTGTGACCTGACGAGCCGTAAGCCAGCCTTCAATGTCATCATGGCCAAGCAGCTGCATACCCATCACCTCGATAAGCCCCTGCTTAAAGCCATGGGAACCACAACCACAAATGCCGTCCCAGACACGATTTCCAGCAGCATCATATGCAACAATTTGCTCACCACCATCGTGCCGTCTGTCCGGTCTATCCATCTCAGGCCAACGGCGACCATAAGTATGCAGAACTTTCGCGTGCTTCAGCAGAATATCCAGCTTCTGCATCTCGGTCATGTGATTCCAAACCCGGAGTTTCCAGGTCTTCTTAGACATGTTTCTCATTTCTGCATTTCCTTTCGTCAGCCTCCATGGACTTTGCGATTTTATGCTGAATATAAAGCACACAGCCAGCCTGACTATCACACCCGAATGAAGCCAATAGTTCAGCAATAGCATTCAAAGAGTTCAAATTCTCTTCAGCAAATATCATTTAGCGTTCACCGTTCCTCCTGATACTCTACAATTTTGGTCACTTCGCTCTGAACCCAGTGTAAGAAACCACACATACCCGAGTAACCGCATTCCGCCAATGTGTCCGCGATATCGTCCAAAATATCCATATCGGCTCTTGTGAGATTAACTTGAGGAATAACTTCAATGTTCTCCTCTGTGATGAATGGGGTATAGTCTCCACAATGGCAACATTTAATGTTCATACGTTGCATACAAGCGTCTCCTTCAATGATGAAAACAAAGAGCCGCAGATTTCTCCACGGCTCACGCCTTTAGCAAGACAACTCAACCCAGCAATGGTATTGTCCGCAAGGCAGTGCGTCCCAACTCGGATGCTTCATCTTATACGGGCATTGGTTGCAATTCATGATATTATCAGAATCTGCAAGAAATGCACGAATAAGATTATTGTCTTCGTTATTGGTCCAATCCACTTTGCTCCAATCTCTTGCTGCCATTTATCTCACCTCCATAAAGCAGCCCGTTATTTTCGCGTCTTCTCCTCGAACTTCACCGGTTTCTTACTACCTTCCCGCGCACACTCCGTAAGGCACTCGTTGCAAGGCTCATCCGTCTCCAGCACCTTGAAGTTCTTGCACTTCGGGCAGTAGGTCACATAGTCCACTTCGCGCATCCAGTCATTCATCCGATTTCACCTCCCGAACGATTGTTACATTCCCACAATGAGGGCAAGTCGTCATCGCTCCGTCTGGAATATTGGTATACTGTGATCTTTTGCGGACCCACCACTCGGTTGGTGCTTCAAAATGCATACCACAGGAACTGCAGACAACTGTGATAAGTTGTTCATCGTTCGAGCTTTTCATCTTTGGCACAAACCTATCATCCAACTCCGGGTGCGTCTGGCGCTGGTTCAAAGCCCAGAGCAGATTCCAGCAGGCAGCGCGCAGGTGGTCCTCGTCATCCATGCCAACCATGTACTTTGCCAGATGCCGAGCAGCACTGTCCAGCAGCGAATGCAGAGGGATGCCCTTGTCCACGTTGTGCTCGCCGTACTTCAGAGCACCTTCCTCGCAGTGCTTGCTGACTTCCATGATGCCGTACCAAGGCAGAAGGTCCATCCTCCCCTTCCCTGCATGCATGTCACGTTTTGCACCGGTTTCAAATTCGGTGCGGTCTCCAGAATCTTTAATCATTTGCTTTTCCTCTCTTTCTCCATTTTTTCAATAAGCATCACCGCTCTACATGTCAGGCCAATAAAATGCATGAATTCTGGATCGGCGTTAGCTCGTGTAACGACTTGGTTAGCAAGTGGGTCTACATTTGCATAATCAAGTATTTCCAAAGAAATCTTTGCCAATTCTTCCGATGCTTTCATCTCAAAATCCCCCAAATCTGCTCAGGCGAGCGAATATAGAACCAGCCATATGTATAGGCATCTTCCCGCTTCTTCGTAAGCTCTACACCGATGAATTGCCCCAGTCCGCGAATCTGAAGAACTCCCTGAAATCCCGGTTCTGTCGGCTCCTTCTTCATATAGTTGGCCGTCGTGGAATTCTGGCGAGACGGTTCAAACTTCTTGATCTTCTTGCACCTGCTCTCCAACATCCGTTCGATTCGCTTAATCGTCTTCTTCGACGGATTGCACATAAATATCACTCTCCATAAAACTTTCTCTCATTGAATTTCTTTTTGTCGTTCAAGGCTCGCCCAATTGCCAAATCAATACCTGCCCGTGACTTCAAATGATAGAACCATAGATCTGTATATGGCGTATTCAGCCGATCAATACGCCCAGACGCCTGCTCCATGACCTTATAGGAGTAGTTCTGTGAGTAAAATATAATGGTGTCCGTTTTGATGCAGTTCCAGCCTTCTGCCCCTGCATTGTACTGAACCAAATATACCCACTGCTTTCCTTCCGGAATCGGCTGATGCTTATGGCCATTCCATTGAGCAACTTCCACACCATTGTCGTATGGCAGGTTCATGAGAATATCCAGCTCATAGTCGAAGTTATAGAAGATGATGACTCTCGGATGTGTCATGCAAATATCAAGCACCTCTTGCTGTCTGCTCGGGTCTGTGTTTACAAGCTTCCGCAACAGATAACAAAACTCGCTTGCAGTTTCGATGGGTCGGTTCTCATAAGGATTCCAGCGTGATTTATGGATTTTCTTATACTTCATCTTGTCAAAGTCCACATAGACCGTCTCATGGTGGGGTATCGTCGGCCGCTTGAAGTCCATATCCACCAGAATCCTGTCACGTAATCGCACAAGTCTTCCAGTGTTGATGTATCTGTCGATTTTCGGAAACTTCGAGAAACGGCTGTATACAACATGCTGGTTATTGAACTCCGTGCGATTTCGGAAGAAGCCATTTGCGATGAACACCGGAATATAATCCGTCCAACAGTCTCCCGGTGTAGCGCTCAGCAGAATCCAGCCATTCTCTTTCGTGATTTTCAGGAAGGATTTGACCCATTGACCACTGCCAACGACTCTCTGCTCATCAAATATAAAGAAGGCGTCTTTCGCCCCAATATACTTATGAACATTGTTCCAGGAATCTACCACGACCTTATGATGGTACATAGCCACTTTCTCATCTGTGGTAATCAGAAATGGAATCATCTCTTCTTCCCATTCGAGAGTGTCTCGCTTGCGGGCCGTCGTGATGATATACAGATCCTGCGGAAGATCGTGCATCTTCACATACCGCTTCGTATTGACCTTCCCGCCATTTTTGATGTAGTAGTATGCCAATCCAGTCCGGCTCTTACCACTGCCCACGCCACCGCACAGAATACAGCCATTCTTCATTCGATTGACTGCATCCAGCTGGTAGTCGTAGAGTTTTACTCCTGACAATATGTTCGCCTCACTTCCTGATGTACATGAATAGAGCTGAGCTGGCAGCGCCGTTCATACGCAAGCAGCCTGATCGTTGCTTCCTCTTCTTCAGTAGATTCATCAGGCAGAGTGTATGCAAATATCTCTTTGCCCTGATACTCGAAAACCTTCCAGATACGATACCTGCATGTCATAAACAGCACCTCCACAAAAAGAAAAGAGCCGCAGATTTCTCTGCAGCTCCTCGCTTTGTCAGTAGATTTGAACTCCTTGCATCTCCAGTATGTTCTTAAAAATAGCGCAGTTCTCAATCGTACTCTTGTACATGCTTGCCTTACAATCACTCCGCAGTCCAGGATAATTATCAATCGCGTATACTGTCTCTACGCTGGGGTTCCTCGCCTTCAGCATAGAAGCATGATATACGATATTGGTAATTGTAATTTCTTCCTCCGTAATGAAATGGTAAGCCAACACCTTGTACATTTTGTCTGCTCCACCAAGTCCATAAATATAAACCTGTCTGGTCATTCAAACCATCTCCTTTCATAAAGGACTAAGTATTTTTCGCGTTGCTAGGCCTGTATTTCATTTTTAGTGACGTAAGTTCAGCAATTGTATCGAGATCTTCGAGTTCCTTATCAATGGTACGATTCTTCTCCTTCATACCGTCATAGATGATTCGATATTGCGTTTCTGTAAGCGCTTCGTAAACGGTCATAAAACCACTCCTTTTATTTCAAATATCAAGGCATAGCGCCTCTGGTGGGTCAGGCAGGATTTGAACCCGCGATCAAGCAGTTATGAGCTGCCGGCTTTTAACCTGACTAAGCTACTGACCCAAAATAAAAGAGAGCCTGCGCTGCACCACAAGCTCTCTCAAAATATAAAACCGAGCCGTTTCCTCTGAGAACGCCATTTGCGACGTGGGCACTCACCGGCTGGAACATTCAACCGAGGACTGACCCCGGCACTCGGAAATATCAATTAGTACGGCATATCGTTCGGATAATCGGGCTCGGCCACCTGGGCATAGCGTTCTGCATACGGGTCGTTGTCAGGGGCCTGTTCCACATACATCACATCTGCATACAGGGTGTACTCGCCGGGAGCGTTGCGCTTCTCGACGAGATTTGCCTGACAGCAGACATTCTTGACGCGGATGAAGTCCAGCTGGCCGATGGTCTCCGGCGTGCACAGCAGGCGCTTGCCCTGCAGAGTGATCCAGTAAACATGCGGCGGCCACTTGGAGTCCACATTGACGGTGACCGGGACATAGTAAGTCGGCACAAACGGCTCATCATAGGTGTAATTAGGGTTCGGGTGGGTCTCCTTGACGTTGATGCCCATCGCCCGCATGTCCATAGCCTGCTCAACGGTAGGAATCACAACGTTAACTCGGCGCTTGTCCGAACCAAAGCGGTCGCGGGCAGGGTCACCGGAAAAGTTGGTAGTAAAAATGAAATGGGTATCATCGATATTGACTTTCTGACGCTTCTGGTACATAAATATCAATCTCCTTACCTTATTTATAATGTGTTGTAGTTGTTGAATGGTGTAGAGTGCTCAACATACTCATCGATCAGCCGACAGCCAGCCTCGAGTGTCGCTCCACCGGCCAGCTCTTTCTTTGGGCGGTATGCCATGCAATTTTTCTCATAGCAATCCATGAACTGACCTTTTTCGCCCGAGTATTCACTTTCGTATTTTTGAAAGGGGCACTTCACGTTCACTCACCCCGCTCAGCCTTGCTTGCAGCGATATGGGCAAGCTCATGCACGGTCTTAGTTGCGATTGCCGCAGCCTGATTCAGACCGGCCATCATATCCGTGATAGAGCCAACCGAACCCGGTTCCTTCTTTTTCTTCTTGGTGTATTGCTTAAAGACCTTATGGAAGTGGTTATCATTGCCGGCCATCTTCTTCACAATGGCCATGGCAAGCCCCTTCTCCATGTCGTAGCTGTCCTCAGGCCCACACTTCACAACGGTCTTGGAGCCATCCGACCACAGGACAATGGTTGCCGGGTCGTTGAAGATAACTTTGCGGATGCTGACACTGCACATGCCGAACTTTACAATATCATTCTTCTCGGCACGTTCAGTGGACTGACGAGAACGTTTGCAAGGAACTTTGTCGTAGCTACCGTAGCGAATATGCCAGCCATACGGGTCATCCCGAATGATGTCACCCGGGGCAAAATGCATCGTGCACCCATTGATAAGAACAATCTCAAGGAGATTACCATTTAACACATCGAAAGAGTCAATGATGCCGATTTTATTGTTTTTCGCATCATACAAAGTCGTCATTTATCTCACCTCATAATTTCTTGCGGCTTCATCCCGAATATCACCCCACGGCAAGGTACCACTCCATGGCAAATCAGGCTTCTCCCAGGGTGGTTCTCCGGCATCATCTGCCACAAACCGCTCAAAGTCGCCGTATTTTGCGATGGCGTCTGCAGCATCATCGGCCATTTTATCAAAATAAGAACGGTCGATATCTTTCTCCATCTGGAGTTCATGAACCATCTCACTTTCAAGCCAGCGATAGCCCTTTGAGCCACCGACTGCTGCATAGGTTTTCTCGCCAGCATCATTCGCACCGGATTCACGCAGGAGTACAGCACCACCACATCCGGGTTTGATGGGACAGAACGAGCCAACACGGCCAACAAAAATATAATTGTGCTCGCCTTCGGGCAGGTCTTCGTTCTTGTCCAGATAAATAGCGCCTTTGGAAACCGTCTTCGTCTGGCAAAGATTTGCAAACACCACCGGCTCATGCGAGAACAGTGTTTTGAACACATACGGAATCTGGAACTGGGTGCCGGTCGCCGTCCATTCTCTGCTGTGCTCACCGTTTTTCTCTGGCACATAGCCATACTTGTTCTGGCATTGGTCTGCATCCAAATATCTGGCAATGTACACTGCATCGTTCACAAGGCACATTTTCTCGTATGTTGCCTCGTGCTCAAAGGTGTAGCCGTACTTCTCTGCAAATTTCATGCAGAATTCGATGATTTCCGGCGTCGCATCGGGGATCTTGATGGAATCCGTCTTGATGTGCGCCACGGTGAATCCGCGCTGCTGAACCTCATCCTGCAAAGTACGCATAAACAGAGCACCACGCAGGGCCACAATGTTGTTGCCATTTTTAGGATTGCGGAACGGGTTATCGAAGGTCGCGCTGGTCAGACCGTACACGGAGTTGATGGCGATTTTCAGTGCCTGGGACAATGCCTTAGCCTGCTTGGGGTCGTCCAAATACTTGGCCAGTTTGCCGTTAAACAGCTTCTTGGCCTTGTCATACTCCTTGTGCTTGACATAGATACGAACATCCATCAAGTCATTGAAGTTCTTGGTGTACTCACCAAAGTAGTTAAGGGCGACAGCAGAGTGCGGATGCAGAGAAGCCACGTCCAGCAGAGCCACATTCCAGTACATGCCGGGTTCTGCATAGACATAGCCGCCGAGGCCCAGATCCGTACCACGGAACATATTGTGCATCCGGCCATCATCGCCCTTGACCCACTCGTATCCAGGAAAGGCATTGAGATAGTTATTCTTGGTGAGAATATCAGGCTCCACCTCGACCAGATCATCCGATTCGCCTGTTGCAAGGTCGGTGTAAACCAGTCTCGGGTGCTTCTCCTTGCCAAAGATGATTCGCGTGGTCAGGCTGTTGGTGGTGTCGTTGACGGTCATGCCTGCCACATCCGCCAGAATTTCCCGAGCAACGAAGTCTGCATGACGTGCATTGAAGACTGCTTCCGTTGCCAGAACGTCGTTGTCACAATAACGTGCAACTTCTTCCCACTTTTCTTCCGGCACAGGCTGATCCCAAGGCAGTCCGAGCTCTTGATGATGGATCCCCAGCTCGATCTCGAACTTCTTCAGGCTCTGCTTTTTGGCACTGAAATCGTAAATATCAGTGTAGGAGAAGTTATACGCCTCGCCGAAAAAGCCCGTATGGTCGTTGATGATCTGCTGGGACAGGTTGTAAATTGCCTCAACTGACCACCCGATCATACGGGCATACAGGATGTGATTATCATACTTGCGGTTGTTAAATCCGATCAGGCGATACTGCGAAAGCTTTGCAATATCATCCGCACTCGGGTTAATCAGCCGGTAGACTGTAGGTTCATCCTTGTCCGGTGTGCTTTGAAATTTCCAATTGACCAGCAACAGATTCGGGAACACCTCACAGTCAAAGAACACGATGGGTGCTTCATAAGTTACTGCTACGGTAGGCTCTTTGGACTTGAAGTGCATCTTGGATACGATTTTCAGGCAAGCGTCTGCCTGATTCGTGCTGGAAGCCGCAAACCCGAGAATTGCGTTGCGCATGTCGTCCACATCATAGGTGAGGTCGCTGTTGTAGGCATCCTCAAGGATTTTGTAGATGAAGTCGATGGACGGTTTGGTGTAGGGATGGATTTCTTTGTTCAGATTGCGCATAATCATGATGCGCAGTCCTTTTTCGCTCTGGACGCGATCCGTGCTAACCATTTTTTCTCCCTTCATTGGCAAACCGGAGCTGATGGACGCTACCGGAATATCATTGCATTTTGAGAGCTTTCTTCGGAGTGAACTCTTACCGGTAAAGACCTTGACCTCGATGTGCTCGTCGTAGATTCTGCTGAGCTTCGATGCATCGCCGGAGTAAATATAATGCAGGTGGATTCCTGCGCCAGATTTGCTCAGTTCTGCATAGGTTCTCGGCCACTTGCTTGCCGCTTCGAGGTTTCGTTCAAAGGACTTTTTGCCATCCTCTCCCGGAATATCAAAGTCGATGACGATGTGATTCTCGGGCACCTTGACATAATGCAGCCTGCTCGTATCGAGGTCCGACAGCTTCGTCTTTACGTTTTCCCAGTAGTCGGTTGGTGTGCCGTTTTCTTTTGCGTATTGTGCAGGACAGTCCTTACAAATATCATCCAGAACCGAATGCCGCACCTTAAAGTCGATCCAAGATGCCTGCTTTTCGGGGATTGGCGCACCAAAGTCCGATTTCTTCTCGAACTTTTCCGTCTTGAAACCGCTGTAGTAGCTTCGGATGCGCTCGCCACTGTCCGTGTTGACCCGCTCCTTGTAATCGCGGAAGTAGTTCATCAGTTCTTCCTTGAATACTCGCCGGGAACTCATGTACGGAACATTCGTGCTCGTGCAGAAATTTTTGTACATTTCCCAAGCCACCTGCAAAGATACGCCATCTTCCTTCTTGAAGACGTAGTAGCTGTCTTCCATAAAGTTGTACATGTCATTCGAAGCGCTCAACATGCGGATGGGAATATAATCGTCATAGGCATGTTTGTTATTCTCGTAGACATTACGACAGTACCATGCAATAGCACCAAGCTCAAAGTCGATTTGCGAAACCAGCTCCTCGTACTTCTTAGCTGGCACTTTATTGCCAGTGGGCTCCACATCGATCAGACGCCGAACAATACCCGACTTCGCGTTGGTGATGCGTACCGGGTTGTTGGTACCGAGGATGAGGAAGCACTTGAAGCGGTTTTCATATGCAGACTTGAACTTCTCGTTGACTGTCATGGACTCATGAGAGACTAGCGAGTTGATGCGGGTGTTGTCTTCGATGCGGCTCAGATCGCCATCGTGCTGGATTGCAATCAGAGGGTTCGCTTTGAAGGCTTCCAGCGCAAAGGCATTCGAAGATGAGCCCAGCACCTTCGCATCAAAGGCCGAGTAATATCCAGCGAACAGTTTCTGGATGATGTTGATGACCGTGGATTTACCAGTGCCGGGTGCGCCGTACATCACCATGAACTTCTGAATTTTCTTCGAATCCCCGTTCACGATGGCCCCGATGGCCCACTCGATCTTCATCCGCTCATCCGGCGCATACAGAACGCTCATCAGCTCATCCCATGCTTTGATGCTTCCCTGCTCCAGCGGATACGGAAGGCGCTTCGATGCGTAGTCTTCCTTCTTCACCTCGGTGTTGGAAAATATCAATTTCTCGTCAAGCATAACGAATGAATCCCGCATCTGACGCTGGCAATACCGGTGCCAAATATCAATCATGCCGGATTCTGCGTCCCACATGTGGAGCACTCGGTAATTATCGAAATCCGCTTTGTGCGTCTCTGCATAATTATCAAGTTCCCGGTCAATGAGCTGAAGGGCATCCTGCTCGTCCGTAGACCAGAGTCCGCGTTCTTCTAACCAGATTGCATAGAAGTCCCCGCCGCGAATCATCAAGTCCTTCGAATGCTTGATGATAAGTTTGGGATAGATCTCAATCACCCCGTGTTTACCCGTCCTGCGGGCAATGAAAAGGAAATCAATCATTGGCAATCAATTTCCTCCTTTCTTCGAGGTAAATATCAATCGTTGGTCTTCTTCATCTGGTTCAGTTCATACAGGACCTTGTCGTGCTTTTCGGCCAGTTCGTCGCGTTCCTTCTGAACCTCGACAACCTTCTTGGTTGCAACGGTCAGAGCCTTCGCCGACATGTAAACGAGCACTGCCATCCCGGCCAGCAGCAGGTTCTTCTTGAACAGCTTTGCCTTGTAACGGTCGAGCACACATTCGGTCTGAGCGAGCTGATAGTAAATGTTGGTTTCCATAACAAAGTCCTCCTCAAATATCATTTTCATTCAGGTACGCCATCATTTGATACCAAATATCCAGCGTACGCATGTCTTCTTTTGGGTTCTGCAACGTGAACAGGCCACCGGCCCCATTCGGCTGATAGTCTCTGCGGCGGAAGCGCTCGATCACGAACTCTGCCCTGCTCTGATGGAATCGGTTGTCATCCATGGAAGCCAGACCGAGACTGACGATCATGCTCCAGAACCACTGCCCAGTCCGGTTGCCAATATCTGCATCTTCCATGATGGTTTCTTCGCAGCGAAGGGCCAACGCAACCATCATTTCGAGCATATTGCAAGGCTTGCCTTGAAAAGTCACAGACACGTTGTTTTCAGGAATTATGCCCGGAATATCATTGCATTCCTCAGCAAACCGTCCCCGCAGATTCTCGCCGTCTACGGCACGATTACAGTCCATTTCATTGTCCGGGACGAACTGCGTGTCATACAGAAAGGTCAGCAGTCTACGAAAAGAGAGATTTCTCGGCTCCCACTTTCCGCAAACCAGCTCGTAAAGCCACTCGAAATATCTTTTTTCGATGCCGGCTTTCATCTCGTTAATCGTCATAGTCCTCCTCTCCCCGCTCCCGATATACGTCTGCGTAGTTCTGGAGCGCCTTTACCACTTCAAAGTCCTTGTGATAGGTGTGGTTGCGGACATGGATACCGTCAGGCATGAACTTGCCGATAGAATCCAGCGCCTTTTGGCCAACGACCGCTTCAACGTCATCCACCTTGCTGCCGTCGCTGTCGTATGCCAGCACACCATCTGCATACAGGGTCAGAAAACTGGTCTCGTAGTCGTCATCGCAGCCGAATTCATCCGGTTCGATGATCTCGATAGGCTCAAAGGGCGCTTTGTCAGGCTTTTCCGGGTCACTTTCCTGACGATACGGACCTGAAATCAGATCAACAGCCTGCTTCTGAGCTTCTGCTTTGACCTGCTCATCAATGGTCTGCTCTTTTTTCTTGTAATGCTCACGGACATCTTCGATCTGAGCATCAGCAAACTTCTGGTACTCCTCACGCATCCGGACATGCATGAAATAAGCGCCAGCCGCAAAGCCAGCGCCAACAAGTAAAATATCACGAATCCAGGTTTTCATTGGAATCTCCTTCTTTGACAGTCATCATGGTGAACGCAAGTCCTCCGAAAAAGAGAGACACGCTCATCAGGACCCCGCCAACAATATGCCTTTTTCGCTGGGTATCGGTCAGGTAGTCCAGAAACAGGAACATGTTTTCCAAACTGCTCATACAAATATCCCTCACTCAGAAAGGACAGCCAGACCAGAGACGAAGCAGACTCCGGCCATGGCAGCGAACACATAAGACAAAGTTCTTACGACTCTGGTCATAGCGAATCCTCCTAAAATATCAATCAGATCTTGTCGATGATGGGACCGTCGATGTTGAAGTGCAGCACAACAGAACGGTCACCCTGCATCTTATCCAGACCGAACTTCACGCAGTTCTGCAGCGACTCATTGTTCGGATCATAGAGCCAGCCAACGATCTGACCCTGCGGATTGTAGATCTGCTGGCCATTGTTGTACTTGCCGATCATGCGGTAGACTTCATTCAGGAACAGATAGCCACGAGTGCGCAGCTGGTTGTTCGCGTGGGTCTGAACCATGCTCAGGAAGTTCTTGTTGATCTGAGCGTCAGGCTCCCAATTGTCAACCATCTCATCGAACAGCAGATCATACGGAGAGTGCACTCCATCGGTCTCATCTTCATAGGATTTGACGATTTCTTCGGTGCCATCCTCGTTGACGACCTTGGACTCCACTTCGACCGCCTTCACGCCATGCTCGATCTCATGCTGCACACGCTCGCCGAAGCGCTCAGAAACACGGCCTTTATACTCGTTGAATGCTTTATCCAGCGTGACATAAGCAGCGGTCAGAGCCGCATTGCGCTTCTGCAGGATGTGGTTGGAGCCAACCATGCAGCCAAGAGACAGGGTGCCCAGAATGACAGCCGGAGCATACAGCTTCACGAGCTTCACGCCAGTCTGCACATAAACGGTGGTCAGGTCCTTCTTGGCATCTTCTTCGGTGTACTCAGCGCCTTCTTTGATTGCAGCCTTGCCATCCTGCACATCGTGAATGGTTGCCACGCTGGACTGATGGGCAGCCAGAATATCATTGACCTTCAAAGTAGCCTTGCAGGCCATGACAGCACTGGTCACGGCGCCAACTGCACCGCACACCATCAGGATCTCAGGGCTGTGCTTACCAAGCTTGAACTTTGCCTTTGCAGCAAAACGGGTAGCATTTGCCATAAATTCGTTCATTTTCATAAATATCTTTCCTTTCTCAGTTGTTCAGAGCAACAGGCTTCGGCAGACGGATGACATATCCGCCGCTAACGCCCTGAATGTATGCGGTACGCAAGTCGTACCAGCCATATTTGTTATCCGTGTAGTTCGAGGTCATGCCCACCAGATCATAGAAGTCAGCCACGGATACGCTGCCATACGTTGCCACGGCATCGTTCATCTGTCCAAGCACTTCATCTGCGTCACCACGGGACGAGAAAATAATATCCTGATAATTGATCTGCGCTACTACCGGACGATTCGTGTTGGAATTCCGGTTATCAGAATACCGATTGTACGACACTCTGCTCGGCTGGGCATAGTTGCTGTAGTTATTGCGCGGACGATCGTCGCCATGAAATATCATGTTGACGGTCGCGATCATCAGGTCTGCAAAGAAGTCCCGCATCTTCGGTACGGCCACATCTTTAACGATATGGTCGCGCACGGTCTTCAGGTCTTCGGCGATGAACATCGAAGCTACCTTCTGAATATCATTTTTCTCCTTCGTCACGACCTTGCCGGTGGTCACCTTTTCAAACTTCTTCTCATGCTTTTCAGCATTGCCGGAAGTAATCGAGTTCGTGGGTAATTTAATTTCGGCCATTGGGGTTCTCCCTTCAAAATAAAAAGGTAAGAGCCGCAGATTTCTCCACGGCTCTCGCCTGAACCTTTCACATTAGTTTTCTTCCTTTTCAGGTTCTTCCGTAACGTCATTGAACTCTGCGTCAATCACATCCGGTTCGTCTTCCGTGATCTCCCACGGCTTACGGAAATGGAAGTGCTTCTTCGGCTTCTGCTCCTTCTCAACCTTGGGCTCAGCTTTTGCCTTTGCCTTGTGTTTTGCGATGCCGGCGCCAATTGCACCGATCGTCAACACACCAACAGCAGCGGCAACGCCCGCCCAGGTGTTGATACCAGAGTTATTCTCCTCAGGTTTCACCTCATTGTTCTCCGTAACCACGGGAGCCATCTCATTAGAAGTCTCCTCGGTAGTAACCTCGTTCATGTTGTTCATTTCGTCCATAATAAAATCTCCTTTCAAGATTTGTTCTTAATGTGAACCTTCTTGGTTCCATAAAGCAGGGTGAATTTTTCGCGTCTCACACGCCAATGTAGTGCGGAGGCTCCACATAATTCACGACGAGGCACGGCATGCCTTCCTCATCCAGCCGGGACGCATAGCAGGTTTCGATGTATCCGCGGTCAATGTCCCAGCCGAGCACGTCGCCAAGCTTGTTCTGGTCCAGGCCAACGAGGTCATACCATTCATTCAGGCTGATCCGCATGTCATCCCGCAGCTGGCGGTTGAACTCGTTGACCGCCTTGTCGATCTGATTTTTGGTGGCCGTAAAATATCTTCCGCTGAGTGAGTCGAAGCACTTGAGCTGTCCAGCTGCATTGTTCACAACAACAGTCTGAGCCTCCGGTGTCTTCTGCTGCTGTTCAATGGCCGCTGCCTGCCGGATCTCGCGTTCCTTGTCCTCGCCCACGGTCTCCAGCACCTTGTCGCGGTAGGTACGCAGGGCACTTTCGCTCATGGTGTATGCGGCAGTCAAAGCCGCATTGCGCCGTGCATTCATGCTGCTTGCACCGACAATGCAGGCAACAGACACGCCAAAGCTGACAGCAGTCGGAATATAAACCGGCGCAGCGGTCTTGATGATCTCCTTCGCCTCCAGCTTCTCGACACCCAGTTCCTGCTTCTTCTGATCAAGCAGGATCATTGCTTTCGGGGTCGCCTTGACTGCAAATATCACAGAAGATGCCGCTCCTGTGATGCCCAGACCAATAAGGATCTCCGGGCTGTGCTTTTTCGCACCCACCAAGAGCGCATTTGCCAGTGCTTTGAGTTTCATTTTTCATACCTCCAGAAAATATAAAAGAAAGAGCCGCAGCTTTTTGCCACGACTCTCGTCTATCAGATGTGTCCACTAACCTTCAAATGTTCGAAGCGTTCATTTGCCTCGCATTCGATTTTCACTTCGTCTCGATGCGACCAACGATACCGAACGTACTCATACAGTCGAACCGGCTGCACGCCAATCGTAATCATCACTCCGATCAGAGTATCGACCACCATTTTCGCACACCGTTTCACCTGATTCCATGTCAGTTCGTCGATTGCTCTCCAGAAGTCCTTATCGTATTCGTACATAATAAAATCTCCTTTCAATTTGTGGATTCCTTCCATAATGCAGAGAGATTTTTTCGCGTTATCGCCAAATATCAAAAAGAAAGAGAGGCATCACTGCCCCTCAGTCCGGTTGCTCTCGGCGAGCTTCTTGTCAACCGCTTCGTTGATTTTGGCATCCAGTTCCTTGTCTTCAGCGTATCCCTGCACCATTGTGCCAAGAAAGCCAAATATCATTCCTGTCATGCCAAGAATCTTCCAAATGTTCGATTTCTTACTCATTTGTCTCACCTCCTTCATAATGGCGATTGAATTTTTCGCGTCAAAACGGAGCCGTCTGACTCGGATCATAATTTTCCCAGTCTTTCACCGGATCTGCCCACGGACTGAAATAGTATACTGTCAAGCCGTCATCAGTTTTCTGCTCGTCGCATTCCACATCCAGCCAGCAGTATTCCCAATCTTCTACCATCTGATCAATGCACCAACCGCGCGATTCCGGGTCCGGTCGGTAATCGAGCCCCAGCAGCTCACACCACGCTTCGAGTGATACGCCGCCGTCCAGAGCCAGCTTCTTGTTCAGCATGTAGGCAGCTTCGTAAACCTGTGCCATGGTTGCATTGAAATATCTTTTTGTGTACGGCTCATAAAAGAGCTTTACCGCATCGTTGTTTTTGTCAAGCGGAACTTCCTCGACTTTCCGATGAATCTCATGCTCCATTTCTTCACCTACCTGCTCCGCAACCTTCTTGCGATAGTTGCTGTAGGTCTGCTGGACAGCGACATAGGCCGCCATCAGCTCCGCCTGCGTCTTTTTGTTCAGACCATTTGAGCCGAGAATACACGCAATGGTGCCTGCACCAACAACTGCCGCCGGGATGTAGAACTTCCAGCAGTCCTTGACGATTTCCTTCTTCGTCATCGGCTCATCCTTGTTCATGTTGATTAGGCTCTGTGCCTTCGTGGTCGCCTTTGCGGTCTCAACAGCGGTCAGCACAACGCCCGCTGCAGCCGCAATGGACAGAATGGTCGCCCCATGTTTGCTCAGGTAGGAAAATATCTTTTTGTTCAGTTTCATAATCCGTTCCTTTCATACCACTCCGGCCTTGCTCAAAATATCAATCAGGGCTTCCTGGGTCATTTCGGCGTCGATATCCAAGTGTACCCTGACCTTTTTGGTTTCGTCTGTGTAGTTTACCCGAAGGTCGTTCAGCTGAACGAGGGCGTCGATTCCCTGCTTTCTGATTGCTTTGTCTACTGCTATCGAAACCAGCCGGCGCAAAAATCCAGATTGAATGTGCATAATGTCCTCCATGATGGTTCTCCTTTCAAAGTTAAAAATAAAAAAGGCAGAGGGCGAATCTTTTTAGAATTCGTACTCTTCCTGATTTGCTTTCTGAATTTTCTTCAGTTCCTTGTGTTCCTGCCACTTCGCCCATGCCACGTATGCACCGATGACTGCAACATACAGTCCGTATACAATGCCGCACAGCTTGAAGTAAGTCCCCCAAGTCCACTGCTTGTTCATAAAGTTCTTGATTGCTTTCATCATAGTAATTTCTCCTTTCAATAAAAGCCCTCTGTCTTCCATAAAGCATCCTGTATTTTTCGCGTCCAGCAAAAAGAAAAGAGCCTACGATTTCTCGTAAGCTCTCTGAGATAAGGCTAAATATCAATTCGTGTACCGGTTTCCGTTAAATCCTCAATTCTTCGACGGCCGGAATAGCCTCACCAGAACCCAGATGACCAGACCGATTGTCAGTCCGATCACTGCGGTCACAATGACCTGCCCAACCGTTACGCTTGTATTCCAGATCTTCTTCAAAATATCCATCGTACTTCTCCTTTGTTTGGGCCTTATCCCATAAGACGAGGAGAATTTTTCGCGGCAGTATTTTCCCCTGCCAACCACGCCAGGCATTCTTCTTTGGTCGAGAAATCCTTCGTTTTGAAATCCCCAGCAGTGTTATCGATTCCAACATAACGCCCCTCCTCTTTTGTCCAAAACTTCATTTTCGGAGCAATGGCTTTATGGTTGAGCATTTCCATAGTGCTTTCATGTGTGATTTCAGGGAAAATAGGGTCGCCGACAAGCTTTTCACCGCAGAATGGGCAGTATCTCAAAGATATTGTAAAAATATCATCAGGCTTATCATCCTTTCCCGGTGCTCTCCTCACTCGAATATAACAGCTGTTTCCATCTTTAGATCTATTGATACTACCAAACACAACAGCTTTTCCACCTCCATCAACATGTGTGCTTCTCCGGCCAAAAATCTTCGAGTGCTCACAATAATCGCACATCATAATTCTCCTTTATAAAAATAAAGAGCCTGCGATTTCTCGCAAGCTCTCTCAGTAAAATATTTATTCTTTCATTGCCGCTTCAAATTCTTCCACGGTCATTTCCACACGCGGCGCAGCATCTTCTGCTTTCAGGAGGCCATCCCGCACAAGACCGGCCAAAATATCAATCTCGACCTTATGCTTGGCGATTTTCTCCTGAGCCTTCTTCTGCTCGCGCTCAATCCAGTCTTTTTCAATGAGGCACCATGAGCGGCAATCAGGATATCTTTTATCACCACACTTGTTACACATCATCCGATGACGGCCTAAATCCGGGATTTCTTCCTGAAACTCTTTGATATAAGTCGTCCATTTGCCGTTTTTCTTCACGGGAACGATCATATGCGATGTCACTTGCATGCCCTTTGCCTCCCTTTGTTTCATTATAGCATGTCCGGGACAAAAGCAAAAGACCATGTTTCAGATCTTTTGCCCTTCCAGAGTTGGATTTAGGAAATCAACGTCTGGTAACGTGCGTTCAGACGCTCGACAACATCTGCAGCAGCGTCAACATAGATGCGGAACTCCATTCGGTTCTTAGCGTTTATCACGCTTTCGATAACCAGCCTTTTGTATCCTTCATCATGTAACATTCTGATGCCAATGCCGAGCTGTCTGTCGCTCTTTGCCAGAAGGTATTCCATTGCTCTCACCTCCTTCCATAATAGAGCAGGTTATTTTCGCGTCACGATTTTGAAGACTTGCGCTTTTTTGCCGCTTCTTGACGTATTGCTTTTCCGTAATATTCTACTTCGGAAACCGGAATGCTGTCGTTTCTAAGAAAGATTCGCCACCCTCTTTGAATAAGTGTGCAGGAAAGTTTTTTCTTGCCAATATATTTTTTGAATGCATCAACAATGCCATCAAAATTTCGCATTTCTTCCGAATCGAAGATGAGTTCTTGCACATACCAGTGCTGGAAAAGAAGTTATTGATGGTATCTTTGACCATTTGCATATCAACTCTTTTGTCCGGGCGCTTTGGTTCTTTGAGGGCATCATTGACTTCTTTTACGAAAAGTGGCCTGAGTTTCATAATTCAACCTCCATTTTGAAAAAGTAAGAGCCGCAGATTTCTCCACGGCGCTTGCCTTTGAGTTACTTTTTGCTTACATATTCATTTAATTTGGCATTGACTTGATCGATAATATCATCCGCACTTTCCTCCTCGTACACGTCTTTGATCGCACGTGTTGTCCATGTTGCCTGGAGCCTCTTTCCGCGCTTAAGGCCGTCAACATAACCCTTGTCCATTGCACTCCATGCAAAAATGACACCACCAACGATCATACCTACGCTCTGCTTAACTAATCTTGCGTCAATTTTCATCTTTCATACCTCCAAAATTTAGTTTAAAGACGTAACTCGTCTCATAAAGCAGCCTGTAAAAATCGCGTCAAAAAAAAAAAATAAAGAGCCTACGATTTTTTCGTAAGCTCTTCGCTTTGGCTTATTGCCAATCAGAGTGTTTCTCCAATATAGCTAAATATTTACATTTTGCCTCCAGTTCATAAAGTTCCTTATAATACGCCTTCCATTCCGTATGATAGCTATCAGGAAACACAATATTGTTTCGTTCGATAACATCGAGAATCCTCTCGATTCGTTTCTTATTTTCATCACGGACTTTCTCTCCGTTATCGTACTTTCGTATTGTATTTTGTGATAGTCCTGTCATATCAGCCATGTGGCATGCCAGAATATTTCTTTTTTCTTTCAGTTCTTTTAACATAAATATCACCTCATAAAGCACCCTGTATTTCTCGCGCCTACACCGTTCTCCTGTCGAACACCGTCTCCCAGCGTTCTTTCTTCAAGGGCTTCATCCGCAGCGCCCACATCAGCTTCCGCACGGTCACGGTCGGGTATAGCCCGTCCTTGTTTTTCCGCTTGGCATTTTCCCGGAAATATTCCCGAAACCCTTCGTGCAGGTAAATTTTATCGGTCAGCCATGGGTCGATCGGTCCCCAGAAGGTTGCCCTGCTTTTCTCATTGAACCTCTGCTGAATGACGCACAGCCCCTTCCCGTGCTCCGCATAGAGCGTGCAGGTGCGGTATACCGGGTGGTTGCATCGGTAGGTCACACCGTAGTAATGCGTCCATTCCTCTGCCGGTTCGGTAAAATATCTCATAAAAAGAAAGGAAGCCGCAGCTTTCGCCACGACCTCCAAAGTCCTCCTTACTTCTTGAAGAATCTAAAGTCTCTCATCAGACCCTTGAACGTGCTCGAACAAATCGTGCCGGTCTCCTCGAACTTGAAGCCCTTGCCGTACCAGTGACTGCCTACAGCAAAGCCCGCGATCGTCACACCGACGCTCGTTACTGTCGTCAGGATGCGGATGAGCTTATCGTCTTTCGCTTTCTGCTCCTCGAGTTCAAGCTTGTGCCGTTCCAGTACAGCCTTGTCCTCGTCAGCATTCTTGCTGTTCTCCTGCTCATTCTCATCCATCCGCAGCTTGTAAAGCTTCACGATGTTGTCGGTCGCTTTGCCCTGCTCGTCACTTCCCGTTTCCAGGTTTCCCAAGTCCTCGAAGCGGCGCTCCAATTCCTTGTCCAATCTTTCGTTCAGTTCCATTTTGAATTTCTCCCTTCAAAAATATAAGTTCGGAGTTTCCTCCGTAAAGCGGGCAGTTAATTTCGCGCCTTTACTTTTTTGACTCGCAGGATCGCATACTCTGCGTTCTCGATATCTTCCACCGCCTTGTCCATGCTCAAAAACAAATGAGCACCGTCATCGTCCTCGCCGGTGTAGCCCACAAGCAATGTTCCTACAGACTTCTTGCGGTAGTCGTGGGTTTTCCCGAGCAGCAGGCCCAGCAAAAAACCCAGAACAATTGCGATGCCAGTCAAAATCCATACCAGATAAGCCATTTTGAAAATCTCCTTGTACCAATATAAATCGTATTTCAGTCGAGTGCGTGCAGAAGAAAAAAGGAGAAAAGAGAAAGCCGCAGCTTTCGCCACGGCCTCCCCCGGTTCCTTACACAAGTCTGCATCAGCGCAAACCTGCCTGGAACATGACAAGGTTCTGCATCTCATCGCGCTCCCAATCCATGTGCTCCGTGCCAAACGGCTCCTTCGCACCTTCGTTGATCGCGTTCATCATTTCAACAAAACCCTTTACAATGTTCTTCAGCATAATTTTTCTCCTTTGCTAAAAAGTGTATATTCTTCCATAATGCACCCTGTTTTTTTCGCGTCTGGAGAAAAATAAAGAGCCGCAGATTTCTCCACGGCTCTGGTTTGTATCAGTCTTCGTTTACCAGTTTCTTAATTTCTTCGCATAGATCGTCATAGTCCTGCATCGCGCGCATGATTCCACCTACATCCCATTTCATTTTTCTCTTTTCCATGGCTTGCAGGATCGTCATGTACTTGACTGCCTCCTGTGATTTCTCAGCAATTTCCTTCATTCTTTTGATGTCAATCACAACTGATCACCTCCGTAATAGAGGCCGAACTTTTCGCGTCACTGTCGTTCTTTGCTCAGGAGCCAGAAGAAATATCGGTAATGCATGTAATAGGTTTCCCTGCAGCATGGACATCCCTTTGCCTGAAGCTTGTCATAGCCCAGACTCTTTGTCACGCCTTCCAGGATGTATGGCCCCAACACCGTGTCCAGCTTTGCGATGCATCGGTCCACAATGTCAATGCAGTTTGAATAGTAGACTCGCGCCAGCGCCTGACGCTCTGTCGGACTTTCGGGTGGATTCCCCTTGATGACACCAGTCATACCGTCGGGCGAAATCTCCCACCCGTCGATCAAAGTCAGCGCTTTCTTCCAGTCGTCATACTGCAGGCAGAAGTGCTTCAGTTCGTAGTACCGCTGCTTCGGGATGCGGTATGGATTCTTTTGGGAAAGTACCGGACGTTCACTTTTCATTTTCGCCCCTCCATTCGTAGCCGGTCTGCTCGTAAAGGAGCTTGGGTGAGATATAATAGTTGATCCGCCCGTATTTTGAATTCATCTGTTTGATGTCGGTGATCCGCTGGCCGTTCCTTGTTGCTTCACCAATGGGCAACCACCCTGTAATAATGCCCGCCCGCACCCATGCAGGATCACGTCCGTATACCTTCGCCGCCACCCGCACCGGCACCGACCCAAATTCTAATCTAGCTTTGTCCATTCTATCGTACTCCTTTTATGTTACTCTAAGCACGTCAAAATGCGTCTTAGGCTCAAAAGGATGGTACTGTAGAAAACGGTCGAGTGCGTGCTGTATTTTATTTTTCTTCCGGTGAAGGCATTGACAGCCCGGATGAAACGGTTTAACCTAGAATAGCTTTTCCAAAAGAAAAAGCCCGGTTTGACCGAGCTTTTGAGTGAAAGCATCCAATTTTCAAACAACCAAAGGAGGTTTTTATGTTAATACTCTGCCCGGAGTGTGAGCTGCAAGTGAGCGATAAGGCTATAGCTTGTCCCCATTGCGGCTATCCGCTCAAGTCCAAATCTTCGTTGCCGCCTAAAAAGAAAAAGCATATGCGCCTTCCAAACGGTTTCGGACAAATTTCCGAAGTTCGTGGCCGCAATCTTCGAAAGCCCTTTCGTGTTTTGGTCACCGCCGGCCATACCGATGATGGCAAACCGATCGTTCGTCCCCTTCGCCCCGTCGGATACTTCGAGACTTACAATGAAGCTTATGAAGCTCTTGTAAAATATAATGCTCATCCGTTTGATCTCTCCAATAAAACGACCATGCAAGACCTCTTTGACTCCTGGCTGTCATTACGAGAGAAGAAGGTTGACCCTTCTACGGTTTCTCGTTATAAAAGTGCATGGGCTTATTCTTCTTCTATCCATCACATGCTTGTTCGGGACGTGCATATTTCCCATCTTCAAAATTGTATTGAAAACGGCTCTGTTACTTACGCTGGAAAAATACGGCATCCTGAAAATAACGTAAAAGAGTCCATGAAAACTCTTTACAACCTTCTTTTTGATTATGCCCTCGCACATGAGTTGGTCGATAAAAATTATGCTCGTATGTTCACCGTTGATTCAGGCTATGTCCGAAAGCCAAATTGCCATATCGCCTATAGTGATGAGGAACTCGTCCTTCTCTGGTCCAGCATTGATAAGCATCCTATCATTGATATGATTTTGATTCAGTGTTATTCTGGCTGGCGTCCAGGAGAAATGTGCGACTTGAAATTGGAAAATGTTGACATGGAAGCAGGCGCATTTACAGGTGGTCAAAAAACAAAAGCGGGGATAAACCGAACAGTGCCGATTCATCCCCGTATTTATAATTTGGTAAAATCCCGCTATGAAAAAGCTATCGAAGCGAAATCTCCATATTTATTTTTTAGAAATCGTCAGCGTGGATTCCGCCAACTAAATGCTGTAAAAGGTGAAATCACAAAAATGAGCTATGCCTTATTTGAACAACAGCTTACAAATGAGGTCATTCCCCTGCTGTCTCTAAATCCCGACCATAAGGGTCATGACGGACGTGTTACTTTTGTTACAATGGCTAAAAAAGCCGAGATGGACGAATATGCCATTAAACGAATTGTCGGCCATCACATCAGCGACCTCACCGAGCGTGTCTACACCCAACGCGATCTCCGCTGGCTTAAAAACGAGATTCAAAAAATCCCGTAA